CGCTAAACCTGAAGTTAGAGACGTAGATGCAGAGGCAGGCAAAATTAGGTTGATCGGTATGGTTGGACACCTTCACGACATGATTTCCAGAATTACATCCACTCCATTTATTACTGCTTGGAGGAGGGCTCCTTGTAATTTGATTGGAAGCAGCGTGTGGGGAAGTTTAACTCAATTACTTATGTTAACATTAGAAATACCAGAATTCAACGATTTGGATGAACAATCTAGATTAGGGGTTACTATACCAGAACAAGAGAAGAGTTTTCTCATAACTTTCGATATAAAAGGACAAGATGTCTCATACAAGACAGCTCAATTGTTCATATTCAATCTAATGAAAGTCTTGTGGTGTGATCTTTCCGATAAATCTCAATATTCCGAGTTTATGGAATTATTTGCTTGGGAAGTCGGGAGTTCCACTGTAAGACTCACTCAATGGTTTGGGGATCAATGGTATTTAATTATTGCATTAATGTGTAGTGGTAGTTTGTTAACTGCTGATTTTAACACATTATTCTCGTACGTTATGTCGACCGCTGCTTTAATTAAACTATTGTTACCTCATAAAATTCATCCCATGGAGATAAAGAAAAGAGTTAAGTTTGCGTTTTATGGAGACGATTGGATATGGAAATTGCCCTACGAATGGTTATCATTTGTTGGGGAGGATTCTATAGGATACCCTAATGAACTTGCAAAAATATTCAGGACTTGGGGTATTGAGCTCAAACAAGGAGAAACTCAAATATATAAACCAAATAAGTATAGAGGAAACCCTTTCTTTACAGAAATTAAAAATGATGAGATTGTGCGTGAAGGAGTTCACTTTTTACAACGATATTTCGTTAAGTATGATATTAAAATGAGACCAGTGAACCCAAATGCGCAGCGTAATGGTTACGCGTGGATACTACCGTGGAGGAAGACAGCTGCATTTGCTACTAAATTAGCTACAGATGCTTGGGGATTTAAAGGTAAGCCGGGAAGGAAAGATAGTCGCGATCTTAATCCATATCTTGGCGCCTACGTTAAGGCCTTCGGGTTACTAATGGATGCTGGACCTAATTTGAAAGCTCATAGAATGATTAAAGAGTTTATGAGTTTAATTGCTCAGGAGCATCCTTTAGTGCCTAAAATTTCCTACGAAGTTTGTAGGGGACCCCTTAACGACATGATACAGAAGCTAGGTGAAAAACAGGTGGAGAGTATGTTACCAGTTATAACAGAGATTTATTCATGGCCTACTAATGCTAGCATGCGGTATGTTGTTAGTAGAATGGGTATGAACGATGATTTCTTGGTTAACAAGTGGCCGCTCTATCTCCCTAAATTTGTCCGCAGTGTTAATGATGCTGACAATAGGAAGCCTGTAATACGTAACGGTGAAATTGTTTATGTTCCTAAGTAAAGTGAATTAATAAAGATACAC